CCAGATGGCTTTCTCTAGCCCGCCACGCTCGAGCAGCGCAGTGACGTTGGCCGCCGGCACCAGCTCGTTGTCGCCGGCCTTCATGAGCTCGCCGAGCTCGGTCAGCGTGGCGTCGTAAATGCCGCGAACCCGCAGAGCCTCGACAATGCCGTTGATCCGGCGTGAAATCTTGTTGAGCTCTTTCGCCTGCTGCTCGTACTGGCTGAACAGGGCCGCCGGCACCAACGTGTCGTGCTGCTCAATGGCGTACAGCGGGCGCGGGCACGGGAAGAAGCCCTGCAGCTTCAGCGGATCTGCCTGAGTTTTCACAGGCTTCGGGTAGCCAGTGGCAATCCACACGACCTGCTGCTCGTCCTTGTCCCAGATCTCCCAGACCTCGGCGGTTTTGAACAGCATTTCCATGTCGGCTTGCGCCTTCACGTCTTCGTCGGCCACGGAGTCCAGCGGGACCGCGTTGCCGATCTCGTTGCCGAACTTTTCGATCAGATCTTCGCGGTTCAAGTGGTGCCGAAACGCCACCCAGCACACGTCGTCCCAGCAGCGGGCGGCGCTCAGGCGGAAGTCGTCCCACTGCACGCGCTCCACGACAACCTGCTCCCAGTCGATTTCTTCGTAAGCGCCCTCCTGGGCCTCATGCGTCGGCTCTTCGTTCTCCTCGATGTGCGTGTCTTCGGTCACGCCCACCTGCCGGAGGCTGGGAACGTATCTCACGCGAGACACCGCGCGGCCCGGCAACAACATGGCCAGCACGTCGCCCTTCAGCACGGAATCGAAGTCGTAGGCGTCTTGGCAAAACTCCAGCGCGCGTGTCAGCACGTCGCTGACCGCCTTGCCCAACGGGTCTTCGTCGTTGTAGCGACGTCGAACCTTCGGCTGAGGCAGGCTGTTGTAGCAGGCCTGGCGCAGGGTTTCGGTGTTCGTCCACAGAATGTTGAAGCTCGACGCCATCGGGTTGTCCGGCGTGTACAGCTTGCAAATGTCGCGCGCCTTTTTGCGCCATGCCTCCTCGCGCTTGGAAGCCAGCTTGAGCTCGAGCTTCCAGCGGCGCGCCACCGCTTGCGGCGACGTGCCCAGATCGGTGACTTTTTCGAGGCTGGCGGCGTCCATTAGCCGAACGCGGTGGAACCGCCGACGTATTGCCAAGTGTTGGCAACGTGATCGACGCACTCAAATTCCGCGTAAGCCGTTTGCGCGGCAGTGCCCGCTGTCCATGCAGGGGCGTTGCGGTACGCTGCATTCCACGTCACTGTTCGCGTCCCAGTTGCGTCTTGAGCCAGCCTTAAACTGAAACGCGACCCCACGGCTGGCGCGTTTACAGGGGCATTGATCGTGGCGTTGGCATTGAGGGTATAGAACTGCGTCGATCCAAACGCGATATTCGGGGTAATGTTCGATTGCGCCCCCCCGTCATACGAAATGCCGGCGTTCACTACCGGCAACACCGCTTGGATAACGGGTTTCAGCGCTTCCCAAACAATGTCTGCCAATTTCATGTAGCCGCGCACAGTCAGGTGAATATCTGGCGCCGAACCCGCAGGGCCGTTGGGTGCAGTACCAGTGGTCACCGAGTTTCTCGGGTCGGAGCCAAACGTGTAAGTCGCGCCAGACGAAGACCCAGCCAGCTGCTCATAGGTGGTCACATAAATAACGGGCACGCGCCCGCCGGCGTAATACCGCTGCGAATAAAATGCCCCGCGCAATGCTGTTCTGAAGGCGGCCGACACGTTGGCGGCGTTCACGGCATTTCCCACCGCATAACCGGACAACCCGGCTGGTGCGGTAATCAGCTCAGGACTGTGCGCTTCCACGCACAGAATGGCGCGCAGGTTGGGATTTTTCGCGGCCAGATAGTCGTACCGCCATTTCAAATCAGCCACGGGGTCGCAGTTGCCGACATTCGCGACCGACGTGTGAATAATCGAATTGATCGAATCCAGCTCAACCAGAATGGCCGGCCTTGCGGCTGCCAGCGCGTCGGCGTAGGCGGTAAGCGGCGGCGCCGCAGTAGGCAGGTCTCTCGCCGTGGAGGCTAGATGCGCGCCCGTGAAATAGCTGTCGTATCCGGCCTTAGAGGATGAAAAAAACGGAAGGGTTACCCCAAGCTGTTTAGCGGCAAACGCTTGAAGCAACCTACCCCAGCGAACAATTCCAGTTGTCGACGAGGCCGCAGCGTTATCAGCAAACGCAACGCTGGTGTCAATCAACCCGTTAGCGTTGGCGGTGTTGATGGTGGCAATCGTCGCAACGTTAGGCACCCCACCGTCACCTTGAAAACCGCCACCGCCTACGACATACGAATCCCCAGTGACCGCAATCATCAAGGTTGAAGGCGATGGGGCTGTGAATTGCGTATTGATCTGCAACCGTTCCACTTTGAACGGGCCCAAACATCCGCCAAGGCTGGCGTTCGGGCCCGCAGGGCCGTTGCCTATGGTTACCCGATAAAACAAATCGGCAGGCAGCGCGCCATTGGTTAATGTGCCAGCGCGAATCATGGCGCCGTCGACGTAAAGGAAATACCTTGTCCCTGTCCAGGTGAACAACACTTCAACAAAGTTTGGGTCGATATTTGGACTGCTCTGCGAAGGATTGAGCAACGAAAACTGGATGTATTGATAACTGCCGTTGAAATCTTGCACGACACAAGTGGTAGCGCTATTCACAAGGAGGCTGAGATAACGGGTCGATGCGTTGCTTTGCACCGTCCAGACAGCCGGCGGATAACTGGAAGCGCCGAAGGTGTTCCCTACGGAATCCCACCATGCTGTCGTGGTGTTTTGTGCAGACGACCCGCCGTCATTGCCGTTTGCAGAAATGCCTGCCCGCGCCACCTTGCAATAAATAGAACCTTGCGCGCCAAGGGTCGAATTAAACGCTACCGGGGACGTAATGCGGCCGGTGATGTTGTTGCCGGCGGCGGCTGGCGTAAATCCAGTGGCGTCGGCAACCGTGCCAGTGGTCGATGTCACTGCCCACGCGGACGGCGTGGTGGGCAATGAAGTCCATGAGTTGAGCGACGTTTTAGAGTTGATGCCGATATCAACCAACACGCGCGAATCGGATTTCGACAGAGGCTCAGGCACCATCATGGCTTTAGTAGCAGCAGCAGCCGGGTTGACGGGCGCAACGTACAGCGCCCCGTCCGAACGCAGCGCGAGCCCGCCAGAATACGTCGCGGTCGACGGCACGCCACCAGACGCGTCCACCGTCAGCGCGGCGCCCTGCATGGTTGTGTTAATGACTGGCATCACGCGTCCTCGAGCCGGCGTCGTGTTTGCCGGCGAATCATTTCGTTGATTGTCAAATCTTGCGGAAACCGTGGCGCAGCTGGTGCGCGCGGCTTCATTTCTTCGCGCCACACCAAGCACGCGTAGCGGAACGCGTCCGCGTAGTGGCTCGTCCAATCGTGCCGCGGGCGGTCGCGAAAGCATTTCCTGTCTTCGTCAAACTCGCGCTGGTACTGCTTCAGCGCGTCGAGTCCTTCACGGCAGCGCTCGTCGAAATACGCGTCGGCCAGCGTCAGTCGTGCGGCCTGAATACCGTCGACGAGTCCCAATTCGGGAACAATGCGCGGCTTCCAGCCCAAGGCTCGGAACTGCTCTTCAATGCTGCGGCCTGTTTGCAGCGACTTCGCCCTGGCGTCGTGCGGTAGCCAGAGCCATTCGCCATAGCGCCACTGCTTTTGCTTCAGCACGTCGTGGTAGTGCGAAATCGACATGCCGTTCGACGAATAGCAGTCGACAAGGCGCAGCTCGTCGCGCACCTGAAACCACCAAATGGCGGTGTCGTCCGAGTAGCCAAGGTCGAACACCGCATGCACGGGCAGCGCCGGGTCGTACAGGTCGCGCTTCATGCGGCCCGAGAATTCGAGGTCCCAGAGCTCTTTGCCGTAGATCGCGCCCGGCAGCGCGGCGTCAAAGTCGCACTCCATCTCTTGCCGCCACGCGTCGTCGGTCAGCTCGGCGCGCAAGGCCTTGAGCTCGGCTGCGGGCAGCAGGCCGGACTCGCTGGCCTTGATCGTCGCGACGTACCAGTCGTCGCTCGCCTGCGCGTCGCGGTAGGTTTCCCAGAATGCGTTCCGGCCCTTTGGCGTGCCAATCACAATGGCCCAGCCGCTTTTGTCGGCCAGCGCCGGGCGGATAACGTAGCCCCACACGCTGGGCTTCCAGTCGCCGTATTCGTCGGCCACCAGTCCGTCGAAGCCGAGGCCGCGCAATGCGTCTGCATTGTCTGCGCCGAACAGCTGAATTCGGGCGCCGTTCGCGAAGTCCACGCGCAGCTCGGCCTCGTTCACCTTCAAGCCCGGCAGTGGGCGGCTGAAGGTCTTGAGGTAATCCCACGCTACGGCCTTAGCCTGGCGAAAGAACGGCGCGACATACGCGAACCGCGCGCCCGGCTTGGCGGTGACCGCGCACTTGATCAATTCGTTAATGCAGGCGACCGTTTTGCCTGCGCGTCGGTGCGCGACAACTACGGCCCACCGCTGCCTGCGGTTGTGCAGACCGAGAAACGCGCGGCGCGGGCTGTAGGGGATCGTTACGACTCGCTGGGCGGCAGCCATGTCACAGCCAGCGGCCCGCCGCTGTCGCCGGTGACCTGCAGCGGGAGCACTTTCCCAACGAGTGTCATAAAGGCGGCCGGGTTTTCATCGGCCTGACGGGCCAAATAGTCGGCGCCGCCCTTTTGTGCGAGGGCCTCGAGGATCATGTCCTTCACGGCCTGCGTGCTTTTGTTGGGCGTGCCTTTTTGCCGCCCACCGCGCCGCTCTCCGGGCGCGCTACCTTTTCCTGCCATTGCTGATCATTGCTTGTTCTGCAATGCCTCCATGCTGAGGTTGCCCAGCCCAGAAACAAAATAGGCGAAAAAAAAAGGCCGCGACAGTTACCAGCTGTCCGGCCCGTGTCTGCAATATCCCGTGCAGAGCGGTTTTTGGTTGTTCAGTGGGTTGAAGTGCCGGTCTGACCAGCCTTGTGCTTGGGGCATAGCTTCGCCCCGACGCCGAGTTTATTCAGGTCGAAAATTTTTGCAAGCGCTTTCTGCGAGCCATTCGGCGGCCTCGTCGAGCAGCGCATAGAACCGCTGGCGACTGAGCCCGAAACGCCGCGCACTCATCACCGGCGCCTCCCGGGCAATGTAGAAGGCCAGGACGCAGCGCCGGTTCACAAGCGGCAATCGGCGCACGAATGCCTCGACCAAGTCGGCGTCGTCTTCGTCCACTGCGGGGCGGGACTCGTCTGGCTCGATGCCTTCCCATGTGTCGCCGGCGTCTGCCCGGTACATTCGCGCGAAGGCGCAGGCCTTGGGATAGCCGGTCTTGCTGCTGTGGGCCAGCGACCAGTTGGCCCAGTTTTCAAAGCGCTCCTGCCCGCGCGTTATTTTTGCGCTGGACATGCGGCTGCCTTGTCCAACGCATACCGGGCCTCGATCAAATGCTCGCGCGCTTTGTTGAGCCATGCCCGCTTTCTCTCCGAGTTTTTAATGTCGACCGACTTTTCCGCGACGTCCATCGAGACCTCGAGCAACATCCCCTGCCAGTCAAGCTCATCCATTTGCCGCCTCCTGACGCTTTTGCTGTTGGTGAGTCAAACAGGCCGCCATGGCCTGCGCTGGTGTGTCGTGCATGCTTAGGTTCTGCGGCGCGCTTATAAGGCCGGGCCCCCAGTGCGCAATGGCCGCCGCCCATTTACTGCCCCGGCGCCAGACTTGGTAACGGCTGCGCGGCTTGTCGATTGCCTCGAGCCATTTAGTGCCATGCTTTTCCCAGCGAATCATGTGAGCACGTCGCCCAGGGCTTGGCGCCAGCCGGTGTCGAGCGCCGTGATTTGCACCTCGAGCTGGCCGCCGGCAACTTTTTCGCAGCGGTAAATGCTAAGGCAGTCAATTTGGCTGTCATTCAGGTACACGCCAGACGCCTGCAACGCGTCGAGCGAGGCTTTTAGCAGGTTGTCGAGGTCGCGCTTCCTGCGGTCGGGCGGGTAGGCGGCAATGCGCACCTCGAGCGGCATGGCCAGTGCCTTGCGCGCTTTGGCTTGGCGCACCACCGCGTCGACCGCTTTTCGGTACGCCCTGCCGGTGTCACTCAACAGCACGCGACCGACCAGCGGGCCTTTCGAGACGTGCCGGTAATACTGGTTGGCAGTGGGAGGCCACGGGAGAGTCAACCGCATTTGAGCACTCCGGCGTCGAATAAGCGTTTCTGCGTTTTGAAAATGGCGACCATGAACCGCACGGCACGCTCTTCGTTGTTGCCGTCGGAGTAGCCGTCAAGGTCAGTGTGGCAGCGGTGGCAGAGGTGCGCAGCGCAGAAGTCCCACGCTTTCTGCCCCGTGCCTTTGCCTAACGCCGACGAGTACAGGCCGCTGTAATGCGCCGCCACCACCGTGCCGTCGTCGTTCCCGCACAGGGCGCAAGACTGGCCCCGAGCCGCGTCAAGCAACTTTCGCGACTGCATGTTCTGCGTCCCAGCATTCAACAAACTCGATCAGCTCGGCCATTTCCTTTTTCCCCATGCGCGAGCTCCGGCGGTAAATGACGTCGAACCCCTGCCCGTCGAGCGCCGGCATGAACCTGGCGGGTGCGCCGCTGGCCCGCACGAACGCCGCAATGAACAGTCGCTTCCAGTCCTCGAGGGCCAGGCGCTGGCCGGCCCACACATGGCGACGAGCAATGTCGGCCAGCAGCGCGTGTAGCTTGGCGTTTTGCGAGTTGTTTCGCGCCTCGAGGACGGCACCACAGTCGGGACAGCATTCAACTTTCACCGCACAGCTCCCGTTTTTTCGCCTTGGCTGCCGCCGCGCTCGCGAACCCACCGTGGGCCGACCGGCCGTGTTTCGTTTTTCGCCAGAGCAAGTAAATAAACCTGCCAGTCCAGCGCTCGCCGTCTAGATACTCGAACTTCTCGATTTCCCACGGCCCAGCGGTCATGAGCCATGGCTTTGTCCTCTCCCAACCATCAGAAACAGTTTCTGCAGTTCGCGGCGCGCTGTTTCTTGCGAGCTCTTCGGCGCCGGCAGCTGCGGCAGCGCGCGGTACATTGCTTCGTTTTCGCGCTTGCGGGGTTTTGCCATTGCCATGAACTCGGGAAGGCTCGGGGGCCATGGTTGTCCGTTTGCCAAGCATCCGCGTATTCCTTCGCGCAGCTCGTCAGCCGACAAGCCGGAAATTGCCTTCGACCACAACGCCGTCGGCTTGTCGCCCTGCTGGCTTGTCCACTTGTGGCCATACATCTCCGCCATCCGGGTCCAGAACGCCAATACCGTTCTGCAACT